GATGTGTGTTGAGGTGGGCCCTCACTCCTGCAAGAACGCGGTGCCGGCGCCGAATTGTTCGGTCTCGGTGTCGTATTGGAAGTCAAAGGGGGCTTGAACGGTGCGGTCGGCCGAATCGACGACAGTGGCGCCGGTGGCCATCTTGAGCCGGCCGCCGCTGATCTCGGCGAAGAAGGTGGAGAACGTGGTGACGCTGTCTCCATCGCCGCTTGGGTCACGGGAATCGATGATCTTGGTGGTGGCGACGTCGATCAGCGTCGGTTCGGTAACCTGGTAGAAGCCGACATTCTCGAAGACCGGTGTTTCCACGCCGGGCAGGCGTTCATCGTAAATGAGGCCGGAGCCGACGATCGGCGCCCCGGGGTACTGGTCGCCGGCATCGGACGGCTTTGGGTCGCCCCGGTCGGAGGTGGCTCGCCGGGCGGCCTCGAACCCGAAAGGGTCCGGGTTGCCATCGTACTCGACGCGGACGCCGCGGCGCAGGTCGTAGCGGATCGGCAGGGCCCCGGTGGCGTTTCGGCCGATGCCCGTGCCGCCCGCGAATCCCTCTTCCTCCTCGATTGGCGTGGGGAATCGCAACTCCTGCGAAACGTCAGCCGGGTAGGCAAAATCGTAGGGCTCCATCTGGCCGGCCTTGACGGGCGCCCAACACTCAAAATCGATCGAGTGGGTCTCCGAGTTGTAGTCGGCCTTCTCGATCAACGCCAGTACGTCGGAGTTGGCCACATAGGGCGAGTTGAAATCGAGCGTCACGGCGTCGAAGGTTTCGAGGTTGAGCTTGGTGAGCGGCGTACTGAACCGGACCTTTTTCCAGGTGTTGGCGAAGCGGATCAGCCAGAAGGTGGCGCTCTTGAGAACCATGTCGAGCTTGTTGTAGATGTAGAAGTCGAACTCGCGTTCCTTGGTGCCGTACTTCTTGACGTTGTGCCGCAGAATGACCTTGTTGGCCTCTTGCTGGGCACCGGTGGCCCGCCATCGGGCGACGAGTTTCGTGACCAGGTCCTCGGTGGTCGTGTGCAATAACTCGAAGGTACCGGCCTCGACGTCCGACTCGGTGATCGTGCCGGCGGGCGTCGGTTCCGCCGGGAGATATTGAAGATAGAACGTGTTGTCCTTGAGCACGATGGCCGAGCGGGCCTGGAAGGCGATCTCTTCCAGGGCCTGGAGGATCTGCTTGCGGTCGGTCAGGGCGAAATGGCTCGGATAGTTGGCCAACCGGGTCCGCACGTCGCCAAACGAAGCGGCGTCGGTGTCAAACTCCGTGTTCTCTTCGATCAGGTATTCCAGGATATCGACCGTGTTCGGTCCCACGTCGCCTTGGAATGTGATGTAGATTTGGTCATCCCAGTTCAGGTCCGTTCGTTTCGAGAGGGCGTCGTCGAGCGTAACCATCGTGGCCGTGATCGGGCCGTACTCTTCGGTCGCGACGGCGTAGAAATCCTCGGGCACGTCGATCAGGAACCGCCGCCCGGCGGATTGGATGAATGCCTTGACGCTTCTTACTATGCCGGGCGTGATACTGGCGACGAACCGTTGCGGCTCGGACGCGGCCACGCGGACCTGGGAGCCGGCGTCGGCGAAGAAGTAGCCGGCCGAATCGCCCACGATGTTGCCGTTGGGCACGAAGCGGTTGAAGCCAAAGGGACCGCTGGGAAAGAGCGTGCCGTCGGCCCTGGGCGTGACCAGCGGCTCGCCCTGCCGGGGATGCTCGGCCGATTGGACCGACAACTCGTCGGTTTCGCCGAGAAACGCACCGGTGAATTTTGCGCCGTTGACCTCCAGCCTGATCGTGCCACGGGGGAATTCTTCGCCGCCGAAGACACGAAGGGTCGTAAACTGGGCCGTGGCGCGGAAGGAACCAAAGCCGTCGGATGCGACGAAATCGGCCACGATCGTCTTGGCCTGGTCGTCGAGCACTTTTAGGGTCTCGGCCTTTTGCCCCTCGAATCGGTCCCGGTTGGCCAAAAAGCCTTCCAGTTGCTTCTTGAGTTCTTCGTCGCCCGAGTTGGCCGCCTCACCGGTTGTGGTGAAGCCGTTCTTGGTCAGCCAATCGGAGATGTTGTGGTTGATGTAGTTGAGGATGCGGTTGATGGCGAACATCCGGTAGGGCAACAAGAAATCGACGATCCCCACGCCGATGGCCAGCGTCCCGGCCGCCGGTTCCGAAAGCGGCACCCCCTGGACGTGGACGCAGGTCCCAAAGCACATCGGCCACGGCCGGCCGATCAGGTCCTCGGGAATACTCTCGAACTGCCCTTCCTCGGGCGAGAAACCGATCTCGGCGTCTTCGATCTGGGAGATGATGTCGAAAGAGATGGTGCGGTCGCCCTCGCTCCAGACCACCGGCGAGCTGATCTTCCCGCGGAACAAGAGGGATTTTTCGGACAGGTCCAGACCGTCGAAGTATTGGAAGACGCGGACGTCGCGTTGGTGAACGTCGTGCGTGTCGAGGATGGCCTTGAGCGAGCCGTCGCTGTCATCGAGCATGACGCTCAGTTGCTGGGAGTCGGCGTTGCCCGAGACGTTGATCACGTTATCCAGCGGGCCGACTTCGAGGATGCGGCCGGGGATGGGGCCGATGGCGCGATCGGCGTAGGAAAGTGGAGCGTCGCCGCCGGTCCAATCGACTTCGATGATCGTCACCGGCTCGTTGCCCAGCTTCGTGGCGAGCTTCGCCAGGGCCGATGCCGAGATGCTACGGACCATCCTTCTTTCCTTCAAACTCAATGGTAATCACTTGGGTCTCTCCACGGGGCATGGGGGCGATCGCCGGCGCGGCGCGAGCGGTGGTCTCGAACTCGAACGGATTACTGATGAAGTTGCCGACCCATGCCTGGCCGCTATGGTCGGTCACTTTGATCTTGGAAGGGAAGTAGGACTTGATAAACGCCCGAAGCTCCAGGCCTTTGTTGCGGGTGAGCCGAAAGGTCCACCGGAACCGGCGGCGTCCCTTCTGTTTGACGTAGGTATAGCGCGTGCCGTCCATTGCCCGTTTCACCGACAACGATGCCACCACGTTCTCCTGATCGCCAAACGTGGGCCGGGGCAGGATGGTCGACGTCTGGATGCCGGGGTACGGAGCTTGAAGTTGGAACATGGCCTGTTCTCCGTCAAGAAAGACAGTATCACGCCAATATTAGCCGGACGGGGGTGGCGGGAATTGGTCGTTGATCGCCTGGATGGTGTCCACAAAATCCGTGGTCCCATCCCGCATATCGCGGAAGATCATCATCAACATTCGATGCACGGACGGGTACGCCCGGCGACGTCGCCGCAGATACCGCTCCTTTTGGTCAAGAAGCCTCTGTGCCGGCGGGCGGGGATCGTCCGCCAAGTCGCCGGTCTCCGGGTCGAAGTAAAACTCTTGGGGACCATCCCACTCGACGATCTCGCATTCCGTCAGGTCGTAGCGGTCCAGGATGTTCACTTCGTCCGGATAGACCGCCTGGACTTTTCCATTCTTGATGACAAGCTGCACGGTTCGCTCCTCCAAGATAGGCAACCGGGGTGGACATTCGGCCCCTGTTGCCCGGGTCCGCCAAAGGTCAGTACGGGCCGCCCTTCATCACCGCCCCATAGTTGCCGGTCGTATCTCTCGCGGGGCTGCAGGTGGCCGTGCTGTCGTAATAGACCTGGCTGGCCGAGACATCCTCTGCCTGGGCCAGCATTCCCGCACTGTTGGCCGTGTAAAGCACATGGTTGGTGGCGTGCTTGATGGAACCACCGCCGAAGTCGATCCAAGAACCGTCCGAAGAGAGAATGCCGCTTGCCCCGACCCCGGTCACGTGGGCACCGCTGGCGCTGATCGTGGCACCGGTCAGCGCGTAAAGCCCCGCATTGTTGCAGCCGGACAGGTAGCCCCAGCGAAAGTTGACCGTGGCGCCATTGTTGGCCAGGATCCCGTATTGATGGCAACAACTGATGAAGGCATCATCGGCAAACACCATGGCGTTGTTCTGGGCGTAGATCCCACGCTGCCACCCACGGAGGCCCGTCGTACTGCCAAGACGGATCAATGGCGAGTTCAACGTCCAGATGCCGTAGTCGCAACTGGAGTTGTTCTCGTTTCCCTGAATCACCAGGTCCTTCCAATGGCCCAAATGATAGGGACCATCTGCCTTGAGGCCGTTACTGCCGGTGAAGTTCAACACGGTCCTCACCAGGACGCAGTCGAAGTTGATGGTTCCGCTGGCATGATCACAGCCGGCCCGATGGACGATACGAATCGTGGCCAGGTTACTGGCAAAACTCTCGACCTTGTGGCAACCATTCAGGGCCGCGGGATTCGTCCCTCCGCTGGCGTTGTAGATCAGGATGTAGTCACCGGCAGAGAGCGTGGTTCCTCCGGCGAAGGTGATGGTCGCGGTATAGTAATCGAGGTCGCCCGACACGGTAGCAAGATCGTAATCCGTCCCACCGATCGACGTGGTTGACTTGCCGGTAATCGTCTCGGCATCCCCGTCAAAAGTAACCTGAGCGCCAAAAGGATGCCTGAACTCCAAAGGGCTTGTATGCGAGTAAACCCCCGGCCCGATGTCCACGGTGACGTTGTGCTCGCCCATGAACATCGTGTTGAGTTCTTCAACGGCCCTGGCTACCGTGGCGAAGGGATAGACCGAGGACCCACTGTTGACCAGATCATTTCCGGTTGCCTTGTTGACGAAGATCGTCTCGTCGCCGAGAAGCCGCCGAGGGGACAGATCCGTCTTGCAGGTGACGATATTGCCGATCCCGCTTTCATCACCGAGAATGCTGACTTCCCACCCTGTCGCGAACCCCGTCTGACCCGCGAAGCCGGCCGTGACTTCCATGAGATGAACTTGAGGGTAGTCCCATCGCGTGGTCGTCGTCCCCAAGAGGATGCAGCACTTCGACCCATCATGCGCCAAACGCACCGACGTGAATGGGCACATCGCGCCTCGTAGGATGGCACTGTGGTTGTACCAGGCTCCGGTGGCGTAGTTGTAACCTCCAACGACGACTTCCCAAGGGCCGCTTTTCCGAGCATAGTTGTAACCCCGAATCCGGACGGTCAACATGGTGCTGCTCCAGGAGACCGGCAGCGTGATTTTCATGGTGCCGTTGGAGGCTCCGTTGGGGCCCTTGTAGGAATAGACATCGTGGTAGATCCGGTTACCGCCCGAGTTGGCTTGCGTCCCCAGGAAGGCACCCGAGGCGGTCACGTTGGCGGCCGACGCATCGCCGGTCACCGCCAGGTCGCCGGTGACCGATACGCCACTGGTGTCGGCCGTGAAGACATAATTGGGCGTATACGAGTTGCCGTCCGTCAGTCCGGCATCGGCGGCGATGCTCAGATAGCCGGTACCGAAATAGATTCCGGATGCCGTCGACGATCTCGCCAACCAGTTCCCACCCGACCAATAATGGGCCCCGCACGCAATCACAGCGGCACTGGAACCCCACGAACCGGCAAACAGACCGTAGGCGTTGTTTGCCGAATGCAAATGCAACTGTGCGCCGAAGTAGCCGCCCGCATAGGGGCTTTCTACGTCGACCCTGGCGTAGCCGTATCGTGAGGCGGGACCTACGCTGAGATGGCCCGTGGTCGACAAATCCTCATTGTCGAAGCTGATTGCGCCGGTGTCGCTGGTAATCGCCGCGCCGTTGATGGTGATGTTGTCAACCATCAGAGACGTTAGACCGGCAAGATCCGTCGTCCAACTCATCGATCCATCGGATGCGCCCGTCAATACGGAATTGTCCACCGCGGGCGCCGGAAGATCCCAACAGGGCGGCTGAGCCACCCAGCCGGCCGCACCCGCCCCCGTTGAGACGAGAACCTGATCGGCGCCCGTGGGATCGCCGAAGTCGGGAGCCCTTTGGGCCCAAACCGCGTTGCCCGAGGCATCCGCCGTGAGGAGATTGTTTTCCGTGCCGCCGGACGTCGGAAGCGTCCACCCGCCCACGTCGAGCGCCTGCCCGGCTGGCAACTGTCGCAGTCTGCCCTGGTCGATGGTGAGAGGTCGGTACGGCATAAGCGCCCTCGTCCGGTGAAATTCGGCCAGCGGGATAGCCCGCCGGCCGAATGGTGTCCGCCTAGAGCAGGATCGGTTGCGAGACGGAAATCTCCATTTCCGTGGTGGAGATGGCCCGGCCGACACGCACCACGAACTGCCCGACCGTGGTTGGAGCGGTCTGGGTGAGGGTTCCGGGGGTGGAGGGATCCAGATAATAGACGGCACCCGCCGTCAGGCCACCCGTTTCGCCGGTGACGGTGTCCCACTGCCCGGTCGTTGCGGACAAGACGCCGTCGGTCTGGATGGCACCGGAAGCCGCCGCCGCAATGGACGAATCGCGGACCAGGCCCAAGACCTCCACCGTCGCCCCGGCATCGGCTTGGGCCAGGTCGACGTTTCCATTCGACTTGGTGTAGACCGGCTGGCCGATGACGATCGAACCAAGATTATCGTTCTGCTTGGCAACGACGTCGACTTCACTGACGCTGGCGTCCAGCACGTCACTCGATTGCAGCTGCTGGATCTGCCCGTCCACAATCACGAGGGGTTTACGCGAAGCCATCGCAAGATCTCCTTTTACAAAAGAATAGGAAGCTCGATTTCCACATCGAGCAGATGGGCAGAAACGGCCCTGCCAATGCGAACCACAAAATGCCCCTGGGCCGTCGGGGCCGTTTTGGTGATCCGCCCGGCGGTCAAGGGGTCCAAGAAATAGGTGACACCGACCGACAAGAGCGCCGTGCCGGCCACTTCGGTCCAATCCGTCCGCTCGACCCGGCCTTCGGTGAGATACCGGCAGGCAAATCCCGCCAAAACGTCCGAGATCGACACGCCGGCCACTTGCGTTGTCCCGGCGGCCGATGCCTGGGCCGGATTGACGTGGCCGATGCCCGTCAGATAGACCGGCTGGCCGATCTTGACCTCGGAATCGGCTTCCGCCGTGTGGTAATCGATCGTCTCGGCCATGACCGGCAACAAGGGTTCGTTGGGGACATAGTAACCGCCCTTCTGCGGCGAGCGGATCGCCGAATAGCGAAGCGTGGGCGGCACCACCTGCGGGCTCCAGGTTGGATCAAGCTCTCCCTCGAACTCGAAGCCGGCCGAAAAGGAGTCGAACCGGTCTTCGACAACGGGCTCGTCCGGTGTCGTGATCACGCCCCGCCAGTAGCGATGCTCCCAGTCGATCAGCCCGACCTCCTGCCCGAGATGGTCCTCGATGAACGTCAACAGATTCTGGGCCTCCACACGCAAGAGACCTGAGAACGAAAGCACGAGCGTCTCGGTTTTCGGCCAGATTGGATCGGCAAAAACGACCAGGGTTCCACCGCGTGTCTCGCGGATTACCCGGTTGAAGGCCAACCGATCCTTGTTGCCCAGGTTGGGCGACTTCAGACTGACCGAGTCGGTCACCACGCCCGTCGCCGGATAGACCAGTTGGAAGGGCACCTCGATGCCCGCCATCGGCCCCTGGAGAGTCGTGGATGGCGGCTCGGGGGCGCTCGGATCATCGCTGAAACCAACGAACGGGGAATATTGATGTTGGGTCGAGGCCAGGATGAGTGTGTAGGCCGCCGACTGGTTGATCGCCAGCGTCGAGCCGGCGGATTCCGCCCGCGTGAGCGTCACTCCGGCCGATTGATTCAACGCCAGATCGCTGTCGACCGGCTTACCCGTCTCCCCCGAGGCAGACTGACCCAGCGAGAGTTGCGATTCCGCGTCCCCGGTGAGGGTCGGATGGCCGTCCTGGCCCAAGTTGACCTGGCTTGTCGCCGAAACACTGGTCCCCGACGCCTTGAGGTGGACGACGTCGGCCCGGTGGGCCGTTTGCAGGAAGCTCGTGTGCCCCTGCCCCTGCGCGGTTTGTACCTGGGCCGAGTGATCGAGGCCGGAGGAGACTGTGACGAACGAGACGGCAATCGGATCATAGACTTCTTCGGTCTCGATCAGTCGGCTGTCCGCTGCCGGACGAACCGTCTTCGCGGCGGCCACGTCCTGGGAAAATCCCAATAGGCTCTCGGCCGTGGCGCGACGAAGGCTGCACCACGCCGACTGGCTCAGCCCGATTTGGCTCTCCACCAAAACAGTCGTGACACCCATGAGTTCCCCAGGTCGTCCGCGTGGACGGTTACTCTTTCGCTTCTTGCGTGGATTAGGCAGAGACCGTGTAGGTGATCTTGAGTTGATCGCCGTTTTGGACGACCACGTCGCCGCTGGCGAACAGGGCCGTCGCCCAAAGGGTGCCGCCCGGTTCGTGGTTGCCCTTCAGATTAGCGCCCGCAACCCCACCGACGAGGAACAGGCCCTTGACCGTGCCAGCGACCGTGATGTCGAAGACCGCCACCGACGAGTTGGTAATCGACTGGGACGAGGCCGCATCGACCGGCCATGCCGGCCGGGTCGTCGGGCTGTCGCCACCCGCGGCATCGGTGTAGCCCTGGAACTCGTCCCAGCCGTTGCCCACCTGGTCGATGGCGTCGTAGGTGTCTGTATCGGCCAGCGCCGTATAGCCGGCGTCGTCGATCAGGCCCAGGAACCAGGAAGTAATCTGGCTCGCAGCGTGGAACTGAACGTCCAAGAGCTTGTTCTTGCCCTCGCTGGTGATGCCGTTGGGGAACTCGCGGGCATCGATCAGCCGGCCGCCGCGCCAATGCTCGACCGTGAACCGGCCGCGGGGGGTGAAGTCCGACTCGGCCTGCGGCTCGGTGGGACGCACGATCTCGACGCCGGCTTCCTGCAAAAGAGTGGGGTGGATTGTCATGGGGTTTACTCCGAAAGAAGAGACGGGTGGGATGGGACTAGAGGATGGCCGTGCCGCGCCGCAGTTCCCGCCGGACGCCCGCGGCAATGGTTCGCGCGGTTTGACGGGCGGACTGGCCGCCTTGGACACTGACGTGGATGTCGCCGACGTTCGTGACCGGACCACCCTCTTGGCGGTAGACCGGCCGAACGCCGGCGTTGATCGCTACAAGCTGTGAGAAGAATCTTCGGGCCGACCGGGCGTTGACCACGAACTCACCGGGCGAGAGCATGGCGGGAACCGTGTCGGTCCCTTGCGGAAGGAAACCGCCCCCAGAAAGATACCGGGCGACTTGCACCAGGCCGCCAGCCGACAGCTTTCGGACCAACCCGCCCTTGGCCGAGGTCAGGGTCGCAGCGGTCGGGATGCTTGGCACGTTGATTTGACCGCTCGCCCTGGCCATCCGCTCCAGCGCATCGGCCGCGGCCAGACTCGATTCGGCCAGGGATCGGGCCGGGCCGATCGCGCTGGTCAGGTTGGATTGAACCTGGCCGGTCGAGGCGGCGGCCCGTTTGCTCTCCTCTTCGACCTGGTAAAGGAACTGCTCGACCTGGCGGAGTTGCTCTTCACCACCGCCCTCGGTGAACGGGTTGCCGCGGAGCTTTTCGCGAACCTCCAGGCTCTCTTGGAGAATTTTGAGGTTCCGGCCCAGGGCGTCATACTCGGCGCCAACGATGACCCCCTTGTTCGTCTCAAAAAAAGCCCGGGCGCGATTGAACAGGTCGGCGAACTTTTCGCGGGTCAGGTCGCTGCTGCTGTTGAGCCGGACCATTTCTTCGGTCAACAGTGTCAAGCCCTTCTGGGTGTCACTCAACGCCTTGGTTCGCTCCGGGCTGTAGAGCCACCCGAGGAAGTCGGTTTCCGTAGACCCGACCGGATCGAGCGGCTCACTCACATTGCCGCGAATCCGCGAGAAATTCTGCCGCAGTTGCTCTTTAGCGACCCGTGCTTCGGCCCGCTGCCGGAGCAGTTCATTGCGCCTGTCGAACTGTTTTTGGACCGCCTCGCCGATCCGGCCGACGTCGCCGGCGAATTTTTCGCCGCTGATCGCTTCCAGATCGGGGAGGAACCGGAGCTTCACTTCGAGGTCGCGGGTCGACTGCTCGATCTGGGCATTCAGTCCGGCCAGGGCCTCCGGCGCGGCCCGGAGCGTTGTGATCTGCGTGGAATCGAGTTGGCGGGACAGGTTGCGACTGAGACTGGTCAGACTGATGATCTGCCCGACGTCGAGACTCTCGCTGGAAAGGGCGATCCGCCGGAACTCGCGAAACGCCTCCTGGTAGTTTTTGAGCCGCTTTGCCCGCTCGGCCGCGGGAAGTTCCCTGTCGCCCTCGAACAGGCTGGCTGATTCCTGGAGCCGCACGGATAGAACCTTGAGCCGATCGAGGTTCTGCTTCTCCCGCTGCGCGGCGCGCTGTGCGTCTTGGGCTCGCCGCTGTTGGCTTTGCCGTAGTTGTTCCTCGGCGACAAGCTGCCGTTGGAGGACACCGCGAACCGCCTCGGCTGCCTTGGATTCTAGCTGTCGGTTCTTTGTCCGGTCGGCGATGGCCTCGGCCTGCTTGGCGAAAGCCGCCGCCCGGTCGAACTGGGCCAGGGCGTCGCTGGTCTCCTCCGTGGTGGTGGCACGGGCCAACAACTCGGCGGCATGCTCGGCCACCTTCTCCGCACGCTGGGTGTATCGCTCAAACTGCCGGGTGTCGCCGAGTCGCTTGTTGTTCCGCTCGAAGGCGTCGTCGGAAAGCCGATCCCGGACCGAGATACCGCGGCGCTGCGACTCGGTGACGGCCGCGATGGCGTCCTCTTCCATCTGCTGGTAGCGGCGAACCCGGTCTTCTTGGACGCGGATGATCGCCTCGGCCGTGCTCTTGGTGTCGCGCACCAGTGTCTCGTTCGCCTCGCGGGCGGCGTCCACGTTCTGGAAGTGGAGCTTCCGCTCTTCGGCGATCTGCCGCTCGACAATCTGCTGGATCTTTTTGGACGACTCTTCGACCGCCTTGACCCGATTCTCCTCGTCGGCGCGGAATTTTCCCAAAACTTCCCGAGACGCCTCGGTGCGGATCTTGTCGTACTGCTGGCGCTCTTCGGCGATCCAGTTGCCGATCGCCTCGCCCGCCGAATGGGCAACGCCGGCCAAGGCGAGCCCAGCCGAAAAACCGCCGATGGCCTTGTTGGCAAGCGTCGCATCCTTCGCCAGGGTCCGGGCTCTCAGGCTCGCGTAGGCCGCCTTGGCAGCAAACGCAGTCAAGGCGAGCGCCCCCGCACCCAAGACGGGCACCAGGGCCTTGCCGGTGCCGATCAGTGTGTCCACCCCGCCGACGACGCCAAAAAACTCCCGGGTCGTCCGGACCAGGGCCGCACCGAGTTCGACGGTAAAGAAGTTCTTCAGCTTGTTGAGGTCTTTTGTGACTTTTTCGACATCGGTCTCCGTGATTGCCCGAAACTGGTCGTTGAGTTCCGTGAGATCCGTCTTCTCCAGTTCCGCCAGGCTCCGCTGAAACACATCGGCCCCCGTCCCGGTCAGCCGAAGCACCGCGTTGAGGCCTCGGACCCGCGGGAAGAGCCTGGCGATGGATGTGGTCGAGCCGTCGGTGGTCGAGATAACCGCCTTCATGGCGCCGACGAATCCCAAGGCGGCCACGGCCTGCTCACCCGACTCGTAGCCGAGCTGCCGCAGGGCTTTCTTCATCTCGGTGGTCGGTTTCACTAGCGCGGTCATCGCGCCGCGGATCTGCGTGGCGGCCTCGGCCGTCTTCACGCCGCCGATCGTCACCGCCGCATATGATGCCTGCAACTCGTCGAGACTGATGCCAAGCTGTGAGGCCATCGGCGCGGTCCGCCCAAAACTGACGGCCAACTCGCTCGCCCGGGTCCGGCCCAGTTCGATCGTCTTGAAGAACTTGGCGGCCACGTCGTCCACCTCGGAGGTGTCCTTGCCGAAGGCGTTGAGCGTACCGGTAAGCAGATTCACCGAATCCTCGGTGCTCGCCACCGCAACTTTCGAGAACTTCAGCGACGAGGTCAACACGTCGACCTGGTTGGCCGTTCCCTGGATCTGGTTCGAGATGACCTGATAGAGGCCCTCGCTTACGTCGCCCAACGGCTGGTTGAACTCGTCCGACAGGCCGCGAACCGTGGCGGCCAACTGGTTGAGGTTCTTGATCGGCGAGATGGTGCGGATCTCGGCGATCTGCCGTTGAAAGTCGATCGAGTCATTGTAGGCGTCGCCCAGGGCGTTGCGGACCATGCTCAGCGCGCGGACGATCAATTGGGTGGTCACAACCCGAGCGAGCGTCTCTCAACTCACCGTCAGGGACTTGGCGGACCTGTTGCCCGTCTCACCGAGCTTGCCGTAGGATTTCTCGACCCGCTGGAGACCATCGGCGATCTTGTTTTCCGCGCCGGTGAAGCTCTGGCCGAGGTTCTTTTGGATGCGGCGGACGTCGTCCAACGATTTTCCCGAGCGACTGGCGTATTCGGCGACCTTGGTGGCCGCGCTCTCGAAGGCCCGCTTGTGTTCGGTTCGGGCCACCGTCGGTATCTCGCCGAATTTCGCCTTCACACTCGCCAGATGCGCCAACACGGCATCGGCTTCGGAGCGGACCGCCGAGGTTGTGCTTGCGCCGGTTGCAGCCGGACCAGCGGTCCCGCGAGCCCGGTTGACGCGATCCAGACTGGCGAAGGCACGGTCGGCTTCGCTCTTGATCCGATTCAGTGCCCCGACGGTCTTGCCGGCCTGCTTGTTGAAGCCCTCCAAACCCTTGCCGGCCCCGGCCAGCGACTTCTCGAACTTCCCCAGCACGCCGTCCAGTTCGCGCAGCGTGTTTAGGGCCTGCGAGGCATCGAAGCCGAGTTCTTGCCGGATTTCTTCAGGCACAACACACCTCATCCCGTGGATCGATGTAGGCGTACACGTAGAAACCCGACATCACGACACCTTGTACGTCTTGACCTTGAGCGATTTCCACGGAGACGGAAGACGTACCTTTCGGGCGTACTGCCGAAAAGCTTCAGCCCCGGCCTGCTGGAAGTGATACGGACCGGGCTGCTTCAGGCGATAGAAGACATTGGGATCAGTGTCCGGTGTGTTGAACTCATTGTGGATCAGCCAGCGGAGCGTGGTTTCGTACTTGAACGTGTACGTGCCTTTGGCACGGTCGATCTCCAAGCCACCGTCGCCGGCACGCCGGCCCTCGCTGCGTCGGTCCGGGGCAACCCCGGCGGTCCCGGCCGTGAGCGAGAATCCCACGGCCCGGGCCAGGTGATAGAACGTCGAGACCGACGCCCCGCTCCACTCGGGGATCAACGCGACAACCGTGGCGTCTAACCACTCGTGCGCCGCCTCGATGATCGCCTGGCTGAACTCCTCATGCAGAGTTGCCCGGTAGCCGGTCAGGTCGATGCGCGGTGCTTTGAGCGTTCCTTTGAATTTCATATGGTCAGCAGCCCTCGCCTACGGCGCCCCTGGGCATCCGTGCCCCTGCCAGGTGAGCCTCCCGCTCGGTGGCGTCGTGATCGCGGACTTGATCGTAGGCCAGGATCAACGCCTGGGTGTGGACGCCGCAATCGTCCCAGTTGGGCTTCACTCCCGGGGGCCGGACACCGAGTCGCTCGCAGGCTCGCCAGACGGCGTATTCTGCGGTTCGGTACTTGGGCCAGAGGATGCGTCGCTGACCGGCTGCTGACCACGTGGAAAAACCTGCCGAGCCCTTTCGAGCTTGGCTTCGTCCAGACAGTTGGCCCCCCAGACAAGCCCCACGATGCGGTTGATCTCGACTTGCGAGAAGCCCGCGCCTCGAAGATCGTTCGTGTAGTTGGCCCACGTCTTGGGGTTGTCCGGATCAACGGTGTCCCACTCGATCTCGGACGGTTCGAGCGACTTGACGACCATGTAGGCCACGCGGCGGCGGCCGTGGGCGAGCATGGCACTTCGCCAATTGACGTCCTCTTCGTTGGGCTCCTTGCCGGTCTTGGTCAGACGAACGGGCGGCTTGGGCTCGGGACACAGCTTGTCGAACTCGTCCATGTCGGCCAGGCCACGGGCGCGAAAGACGATCTGCTCTTCGCCGCGCGGCAGGACGAGGATTTCTTCGGCCGGCAAGGTGCCGGGGTCGATTCCACCGATTCTCATTCGATTACTCCGATCGTTAGATAGTTAAAGTTTATGCACCACGGAGGCACGGAGGACACGGAGGAAGGAAGGAAGAATGCAGGGAGTGTCAAAGACAGGAAAGCGGAAAGCACTACGTGGCCGATATGCACCAATCACTCTCCAACAAGAATCTTCTCTCCGTGTCCTCCGTGCCTCCGTGGTGACTTTCTTAGCGTTGCTACTGACTGACGCGGCTGACGGTCGGCTCGACGGCATTGCACCGTCCGCTGACCGAGACGGTCGCCTCGCCAAGGTCGAATTCCTTCGAGTCGGCGCGGAAGTCAGGGAAGATCGAGATTTCCATGTCGGCACCGCCGCAGGGCGGGATGTGCTCGACTTCAATGTCCACGGCGTAGGGCTCGCACGGATCGGCCGAGGAACTGACCCACTCGGCGGCCCCGCCACGGCCCTTGATGGCGTCCATCGGCGTGATGACTTCGCCCGTACCGGTGGTGACGAACTCGTAGACGAAGTCGAGGTTCACGTCCATCGGCACCTGGTTGCCTTCGCGGACGGTGTCCAACTGGCCACGGTCCAACTCGTACTCGTACTCCGAGTTCTCGGTGTAGGTGAAGTTGCCGTCGCCGACTTTCACGTCGATCTGCTGGGGCAGGAACGCGATCACCGCATCATCGGCCGGGATACCGTCGGCGGTGGCCAGGGCCGGCGCGAATTGGATGTTCGTGGTCGTAGCACTGCCGTCGGCGGGCGTGCGGCCGGTCACAGTGTAGGTCACGTCGGTCGCGCCGACGACCGTGAATCGGGCCCCGATCGGAATCACGTCAGTCCCCAGCTTGCCGTTGACCACCACGGTGTCGAGGTCGAAATCCGTGTCGCCGTCGGCCGGCGGGGTGACCGGTTCGTTGACGGCGCCCGTGCCACTGAAGCCGTCTTTCACGCGAATCGCGGCGTGACGAAGTTCTATCCTGGCCATGAGTCAATCTCCGTTTGTCGAGAGGAAGAGGTGATACCGGGCGTCAACCGCGCTCTGGCGGAGCCGATCGTCCCGGCTGATCTGTCCGAAGTGAATCACGCGGATCGCGTCCCGCTTGCCGGAGCGGAGCGTGAGGCAGCCTAGCTAGGTTTCATCGTCATCCGGCCCGTCACCCCACTTCAGCACGGGGATCGGACCGCCGGCCGCCTGGAGGAACACGCCGGCCTGCTCGACGATGTCGTAGGCGTTCTTGGTCTGGCCGCCCATCATGCTCGTCAAGAGCAGATTCACGTCCACATCGAAGCGGAAGTATTTGCGGCTGAGTTCCGTTACGGCCGGGCCGTTGATGCGAAATTCGACGTGGTCATTGGCCCGCATCTTCTCGGCTTCCCGTTCGTCGATCCCTTCGATCAGGATGGGCAGGCCGATCCCGTCGGCGGCCTGCTTGAAGTAGTCGGCGGCCGAGGCGAATATCCATCGCGGCCAGTGGGCGTTCGGGATGCTCATTGCCGGTAGGCTCCCGCCGCGAGACTCAACAGGCTATCGGCGGTAAGCAGGTGGACTTGCTCCGCAACGCGGCCCATCAGTTCCTTGCCGACGATGATCCACGCCGCGCCGAACTCGAACTCCCAGATGGCCTTGATCTCGTAGCGGCGCCGGTTGTAGACGAGCCAGTCGTCATTGGTGAACTCAAAGCCATCAGGCAGGTCGCGGGCGTCGATGATGAATTTTCGTAAGCCACTGTCAAAACTGCCGCCGTAAACGAACGCCTTATTGGCCGAAATCTGCGAGATGCTCTGGATCACCTCGCGGCTGATCTTGACCGGCAGGATGACCGCCCGCCGGACGACGAAAACGTCCTTGTCGATCGTCTTCCGCCCGGTTCGCACGTTGGTCTGGGCATCGCCCAGACGATAGACGCTCACCGTGCCCCCGTACTGCCGTTTGAGCGCGTAGAGGGTCTGCCGGATCATGCGATTGAGCGTGCGGTCGGCCGGATACATGCGTCTTTCCGTCTGGGACTACCTGTCCAAAGCCCTTTCCAGCCGCTGCATGACCAGCGTATTCTGTGCGATCACGGTCGAGCACTTTTCTTCTGTGGCGCAGTCAGTTATGTGGCGTCCAGCACGAGTTGCTCGCGATTTCATGGATCGGTGCTGTGCTGGACGCCACATAATTTTCGCCCTACAGGCTTCGCAGGAACTCCATGAGTCCGGGATTCTTGCGCCACGGTTTCTTCGGCTTGCCGCCCTTGATCTCGCACTTCACAAGTGCTTTGGCCTTCATTTCCAGATCGACCTCCGCATACACGTTGGTCGTGTTGAGGGATACATGACCCAGCCACGCTCGAATCGTGTTGATGTCCACGCCGGCTCGAAGCAGGTGGGTCGCGGTCGTGTGGCGAATCGTGCGGGGACTTCCACGTTTCTTCGCCAGGGACGGCAGTTTCGCTGCCGTGCGAGCAGCGTGGCGTTCGACCAGCGCATGGACCCCGAATCGCGTCAGCGGTTGCCCACGGCGGTTGAGGAAGACATGCTCCGATGCGGCTCGACCGCCGACGAGAGGCCGCAATTCCTCAACGGTCTTCGGCCACAGCGGACAGCGGCGGCGCTTGTTTCCCTTGCCGCGCAGGACAACGGCCGAGCCGTCGCGGCGAGGTGCGGCACCGAATTCGAGATCGCCGATCCGCGCCTGGGCCACCTCGTCGGCCCTCGCGCCGGTGTTGTACAGGAACAGGAGGACCGCGTAGTCTCGACGACCTTGGGCAGTGCGTTGATTGGGCGCTTTCAGCAACGCATCCAGTTCGTCCTTCTCCAAGTATCCGATCAGTGGGCGCGCGACTTTCTTCGACGCGATGGTCTGAATTTGACGAGACCATTCCAGGTGCTCCGGGTTGCACCGACCGATGAATCGCGCCAAGGAATGGATCGCCGCGAGGCGCTGATTTCGCGTGGCGATCCCGCAGCCGCGAGTTTTCTCCAAATCTTGAAGAAAAGCGCGGGTGCGCGCCGGCGAAACGTCCTCCACCCGAAGCCCTTCGATCCGTCGATGGGCGGCGCGAGCTATGAACGGCAGAAATTGCCGCAACGCATCCCGGTAGCTCACCTGCGTGTTGCGGGCGAGGTTCCGCTCCGCAACGAGGTGCTCCAACAAGAACCGGCGGACCCAGGGGCCAAGCAAATCGGTGTTACGCATGGCGTCCCTCCTTCCAGGCGTAGCGCTCGAAGCGCTGGCTGGCTTCGCGGAGAAGCTCGGGCGTCATGCTCAAGTACACCTGCGTGTCCTGCAAATGGGCGTGACCCAGATAGACCGACAGTTGGTGCAGGAGTCGCTGTACGTCGGCACCCTGCTTGTACCAGGAGGTGAGACGGTGAACAGCGAACGTGTGGCGCAGGTCGTGAATTCGCGGCTGCTGGCGCACGTCAGTTCGGCGGATGCCCGTGAGGTCGCGCAGAAGTCGGAAGTTCCAATGGAGCATTTTCGTGCGGATGGGGCCACCCTTTACGGTTGCGAAAAAGGGGGCGTCAGCGGGTCGTCGCTTCGGCCGCGTGCGGTCGTACTCAGCCAAGACCTGCCTCAGTTGCGGTCCCACGGGAACCAATCGCGTCTTGCCGAACTTCGTGTTCCGAATCGTCAGGATGGACTTGTTCAAATCCACGTCGGCGCGAGTCAGGTGTATTGCCTCGCTCAGGCGCAAGCCGGCCCCGTAGTACAGCAGTATCATCGTGCGGATCGTCGCTGGTTCAAAGACACGATTTTTACGCGAAAGAAGCTTAATTGCTTGGAGAATGCGACGAAGTTCTTCCTGCGTGTAGATGTAGGGAACGAATGCCGGCGGCTGCTTCGGCATGACGGTCGGAAGAGGGGCTGTGGTGATGTAGCCACGGCTCACGGCGTATTGGAGGAAGCCTCGCAGGCGGCTCAACTTGCTGAACCAGGTTTCGGTTACGGGCCTGGCTTTGCCGAGGAAAGCGTCCACGTGCTTAACGCGAACGCCGCCAATGCTGGCTCGTGCGCCACGGGCACGGCCGAAGGCCCGAAGAACCTTCGCATCATCGACGAATGGCGTTCCAAGCGACTGACGCAAGGAAATGTACTGTTCGATCAGCCGTTGGAGGTTCATAGGACACCTCCCATGTCGAGATCGGCCACTTCACGGAGGCCGGCAAGATCGACTTTGGCATAAATCCGCGTGCTGTTGGGGTCGGTGTGCCCCAGTTGATCGCCAATCTCCTTCAGCGATAGACCAGCGGCCAGCAATTGCGTGGCGCAGGCATGACGCAAGGCATGAGGACCGTGGTGTGGAAGCGACACGTCTATGGATCGCAACCGCTCGCCGACCACCTCCCAAAGCGAACTTGGGTTCAGCGGGCGGAGAGGAGCCCTCAGTGACAAGAACAATTCCCGATGCGCGGATTGCGGTCGCACCTCTTGCAGGTAACGCAGGATGGCATCGCCGACGGATCGCGTCAGCGGATAGGTTCGGACCCGCCCCGACTTGGAAGATACGACGCGGAGCACTTCATGCTCCCAGTCGAAATCATCCAGCCGCAGGCCGTTCACCTCCCCACGCCGGAGGCCGTAGATGGCCAGAAGCATCAGGATTGGCCGGTTACGGATGTCGCGCGGCTCGTCCCCTTCGGTCGTGGCGAGCAGCCGCCGCACGTCGTCCCACGATGGCCCGAGCGGCACCGATGCTTGCGAGAAGACTCGCGGAGCGCGAATGGACCCCGCCAACCCTTTGCGGCACCAGCCGCGTGCTTCCGCAAACCGAAAGAAAGCCCGCAGATCGGTGGCCCAGCTTTGAATCGTCCGCCGCGAATAACCTCCTGGTTCGAGCATCTTCTGAAACGCCGTGTCGATCCGATGAGGAGTGATCGCGTGCAAAGAACCACCTTGGACACGCAGTTGCTTGACGAACTGCCTGACCTGCGAGCAACGGGTACAAATGGTCGCGGGCGACAGTTCCGCTTCATGCTCCATGTAATCAGCGAACGCTTTGATCTTCTTCGCCCAGGGAGTCAACGGGGCGGGACGCTGTTGCAGACGCCCCATGAATTGGAGCCATCGGACGGCAACTCGATAGAGGTCATGCCGCTTGGCAGCCTTGCGTTTGACTTCGTTGAGAGTCAGGGCCTTTCGGCTGGCCAATCCACGCATCTTTGCAATCGCGAGCAGGCCCCGCGCCCACCCCCGCAAGCCCTTCCGGGTGTAGCCCTGGCCTGCGAGATGTGTCAGGAAGGCAAGGCGCTCTTCCAGCATTGGACCTTTGCGGTAGCGCGCCACAACACCGGGAACCTCGAAAATCTGATCGAACATAGTCGCACCTCCGGGGAGAAAGGGGAAACGGGACCTTCTCCCCATAGCGTAACGCCAAAATTATGTGGCGCAGAAAACGGGCTAAACGCTGCAATTCGGCCGAAGGAACGCGCTAGGCCACATAACTGGCTGCGCCACAGAAGAACGCTGTGCGGACGTAATCGCCCAGAACACTCTGATGATGGAACGACTTGAGAAGGCCCTGGATCGGGACCATTGACCGCGAGCCGTGCCGCTATGACGTATCCCGCCAGTTACGGCTTGAATCAGCAGATTCGGCGCGTGCTGTACGCGCTCAAGCGGCAGTACGGCGGCGAGGTCGTCGTCTACCAGAACGGCACGGTGACTACGGATACGAAGACCGGCGAAACAAGCCGGACGAAGACGGCAACCCGGATTCGTCGGGCCGTCGTCCTGCCGGTGACGGTCAGCCGCGAAGTGAAGCAGTCGATCTCGCTGATCTCCGCGAACAAGCAGATGGTTACGGGCGGCGGTTTCGAGTCGGGCAAGCGGCTGTTCATCATCGAGCGCCGCGACTGCCCGAACCTCGTGCTTCACAAGAGCGATTGGCTGGCCTACCAAGGCCGCAAATACGCCATCGAGAACTACGAAGAGTACGAGTTCGATGCGGCGTACCTCATCACCGGCAGAGAAATGCCGGGCGAGTCCCCGGGCGTGGCGGGGTCGATCGTCGAGCTTGCGGCTTGCGACACGCTCGCGTTGGATTCACAGGCCGGAGGGGCGATGTAGCCATGCCAGCCAATCCACACTGGGCACGCTGGGTGTTCGCATCCGTAGCCACCTACCTCAAGGACGTGGCGAAGGAGACCGGACTGCCCGTTCTGATCGAAGGCTTGGACGACCGGACCACGGAGTTCATGGAGGCCACGGATCGGTGCGAGGTCCGCATCACGGGGCCGTTTACCAAGGAGGTCAGCCACAACTACTTCCAGATCGAAGTCGTGGTGAACGTGCTGTTCTTGAGCCGCTACGAAGAGCAGAAGAACCGATACGCCATCATCCAGAGGACGGGCGTGTTCCAAGAGGCAATGGACGGAGCCATAGCCGTCTACCAGTACGGAAATGAACCGGGAGACGACGATGGCGCGCTGGTCGGCTGCCTCTCGCCAGTGCAAGGCCGCCACGACGCCATCCGCGTCATGCACTTTGGACAGGTCGATCCGACCAACCGGATCAAACAGTCGATGGTAGACGCTCGCTACCGGATGGAAATATCCACCAGTCAGTAAACAGGAGATAGCCGAACATGGCACGCATCGAACTTCGTGACTGCACCGTCCGCATCAAGGACGGACTCGGCGCGCATCCCACCCTCTATCCTTGCACGGCGCAGGGGAACAAGACGCTCACACCCGACAAGACGGCCGTGGCCGAGAGCGACACCGGCGGCAAGGTGTCCAGCGTGAGCATTCCAACCGCGGTCGGCGGATACACGGAGAAGATCCCGATTGGGGCACGCTTCACCATTGCCGGTGAGACGGCCGCCACCACGGTCCACGTCGTCACGGCCAGGACCCAGGACGGGACCGACCCGAACAAGACGACGGACATCGTGTTTTCGCCCGCCCTCGGGGCCGGCACCTACGGGACGGACGCCGCCATCACGTTCCTGCCGCAGCAACTCGAAGTGAAGATTGGCGAGGGGAACATCACCTACACCGAACACAACGAGTACAACTACCTGCTCGACCGGGACAACCTGGACACCGTGAAGGAAGGCAAGGAAGTCCCGATGGATGTCAAGTGGGACAGCGTGTACGAGCACATCACCACGGGCACCAGCGAGAACATCAGCCCGATGGATGCGCTGAAGGGCATCGGGGCGGCCTCCGAGTGGATCACCTACGCCGCGGACCCCTGCGAACCCTACGCGGTGGCCATCGAAGTCGAGCACGTTCCGCCCTGCGGCACGAGCCTGGGCGAAACCACGCTCTTCCCCGACTTCCGCTCGGAACAGCGCGAGGTGAACTTCAAGGAGGCCACGATCTCCGTGACGGGCAAGTGCAATGCCACGGAACCCATCGTGATCCGCGCGAGTTAAGACGACTCCCCGGCCCTCTTTTTCAAGAAGGCCGGTTGGGCTGGTCTCTCTGTCAAGACCAGTCAAGCGGTGCCGGCTGTGGGTGCCGGCACCGCCTCTTTCTCTTTCCTTTTCGCGAGGGAACAGCATGAAGATTGCCGGTATCGACCCCAAATCGCTCTCCAACGAGGTGCTCCTCGTCCTGCCCCGCGGCGACAAAGAGATCGTCTTCCGCGCCAAGGGCCTGCCCGACATGAGGGAGTTCGAGGCCCTGTGCCCCTACCCCAAGCCGCCGGGCAAGTTCACCAAGGAGGGCTGGATTCCCAACGTCACCGACCCCACCTACCAGCAAGTGCTCGGGGAATGGGCGAAGAAGCGACTGGGCTACATGGTCATTCACTCGTTGGACCCCAGCGAGATCGAGTGGGACACCGTGAACAAGGCCGACCTCCGCACTTGGACCAAGTGGGAGGACGACCTGAAAAGCGGCGGCCTGACCCAGGTGGAGTGCAACCGCGTGCTGGCCCTGGCGCTGGAGGCCAACGCCCTGGACGAGGCCAAGCTGCAAAAGGCCCGCGAGGTTTTTCTACGTGGTCGGGAGCCGATGCCCGAAGAGTTCTCTTCGCTCCGCAGCGAACGGCCGAGTTCGCCGTCTGGCGGGCCTGCGAACGATTAGGCATCCGGCCGCCGGGCGTCAAACACTCCTGGGATGACTGTGGCGTCGAGACTCAGGCTTTGATCGTCGCCTTCGACCATCTGCGCGGTCACGACGAAGCGGAGCGGGAGGCTCGACTGGCGGGGGCACGGATGCCTTTGGCGGCGTCCCCACCTTCCCCGGAGCAAGGTTCCTGACCATGAAGTTCACGGCCCAATTCTCTGCTCCGCGCATCGACGTAGTGGCCTATCGCAGCGCCCTGGACAAGCACATGGCCCATGTGATTGCCCAGGGCTTGGTGGTCTGGCTAGAGGCGATCCTGGCCGAAATTCCGGTGTGGAGCGGGGCTTCACGGGCCACCTTCACGAAATTGGCAAGCCACATCTCCTATTCCATCCCCATTGCTCCGGTCGCCGTGGATCGGATCGGGATGGGGCAGGCGTCCAGCGACGGCGGAATGGTCACGGACAAGCAGACCGGGGAGTACAGCTTCACCTACAGCACGACGCTGCCGTGGCTGATCTGGAACGAGTACCACAACGCCAACGTCGAGCCGGACCCAAGCCTCTTCTATCGCGTGATTAAGGAAGGCCCCTACAACTTCCAGGCCGTGGGTGCCAGGGCCTTTCTGCGGTTTGCAGACAACGTGGACCTTCTGCCCGTCAAGCCTCATCTGCGTGCGACGCGAGTCAAGTCCTAGCAAGGTGCCTCATGGCTGACGAGATCGTCAATAAACTCGGCTTCAACGTCGAGGAGGCCCTGGCGGCGCTCCAGCGATTGGACCTTGCGCTGCAAACCTCGGGCGGAGCCTTCCAGACGTTCGGCGGGACGCTGAACGCCTGGAACAGCCAGGCGGCGGGTGCGCTGAACACGATGAAGCAGATGGCCTCGGCTGCGCAGAATCTCGCCTCGTCCATGTCGAAGATGGGCAGCGGGCCGGCGATGCCGGCGCAGCCTGCTGCCACGTCCTCGTTCTGGCTGCCGTCCGGCATGGAAGCCGAGGCCAGGCGATTGAACGATGCCCTGCGCAGCGTCGGCACGTCGGCCACCGAAATGGGCGGCAAACTCAAGGACGGCGGCACGAAGGGCAAGGAAGCTCTCGACGAGGCGGACGACAGCGCCAAGAAGTTCGTCGTCACCTGGGGCACGATTTCGCGCGTGGTGATGACGCAGTTTGTCGTCCGGGCCATGAGCCAAATTCGTGACGCCCTGCGTGAAGCCGTCGCGGAGTCCATCGAGTTTCAGCGGCGGGTCGCCGAAGTCCAGACAGTCGCGCCAAAGATCGGCGGGAGTTTCGCCGCTTTGACGAGCGAGGCCGCAGAGTTCGCCAAAGCGTTCAACATCCCGTTGGCGCAGGCCACCGAGGGCCTGTACGAGACCATCTCGGACCAGTTCTCGGGAATGTCGCAGCGTGCTAGCGTGATGTCGGCGGCGATGAAACTGGCGAAGGTTGGCGTCATGGAATTTCAGGACGCCGTGACGCTGATTACCGGCACGCTCAATGCCTTCGGCATGACGAGCGAGCAAGCGGACTCGGTGGCCGCGAAGTATTTCACCACGATCAACTTGGGGCACGTCCGCGGCAAGGAACTGGCGGACACGATGGGGCAGGTCATTCCCATTGCGTCCCAGTTGGGCGTCAGCCTGGATGAACTGAACGCCGCAATGATTGCCATGACCATCGGCGGCATGGACGCGCACAAAACGGTGACGGGCCTGCGCGGGGCCATGACCGCTTTCCTGAAGCCTTCGGAAGACATGAAGAAGGTCATCCGGGAAATGGGCTTCTCTTCGGCCGAGCAGGTGGTCCAAGCCAAGGGCTTTCAGGGTGCTCTGGAAGCGGTCGCCGATGCCTCGGACAACATGGCCTCCGGGATCGCCAAGTCGTTCCGTAATGTCCGCGCCCTGACGGCCGAGTTGCGTCTGACCAACGAAGGGGCTGTGAAGGTCGAAGAGGCCATGAAGGCAATGGCGACTTCGACGCCTGACGCCCTCGACAAAATCTACAAGCAGTTCACCAGCACCGATTCAGAGAAGCTGACCCGCGAAATCAACCGCCTCAAGATCAATCTGACGCAGGACTTCGGCAGCGGCCTGACGGGTGTGCTGGCGACAATGATGCAGCTCATGGGCGGGGCCGACAGGCTCTCGGCCGCGATCCAGGCCCTCGCTTTCGCCGCCGTCCCGGCCGCTGCCGCGATGCTGGGCCTGGCCGCGGCAGCCGCCATGACCCATCTCGCACTGGGTCCAATCGGCTGGGCCTTGCTGGGCATCACGGCCGCGCTGTCGCTCTTTGCCGGCGGCATGACCTACACGACGGCGCAGTCGATCAATGAGACCCGCCGGCTGTCGAACGAGCAGCGTCAGGCCACTTTGGAGTATCTGAAGAACAAGGAGGAGGAGCTACGCGCACTGCGCGAGACGGAAGAGAAGAAGACGGCCGAAGAGAACCGCGCCTGGGAGAACCGCGCCGCGGCGATCCGGCGAAACTACTTCAAGGCCCTGGACGGACTCCGCGACAAGAACAAGGAGATCATCGAGAGCGACCGGCAGGCGATGCAGTCGATCATCGCTGCCCAGGAGCGGGTCGTCTCCGCCTATCGCAATGCCGCCAACGCCAGTCTCCGCGTCGTGCAGGACTCCCAGAACCGGCGTGTCACCCTTGAGGCCCAGGTTTCCGACAAGCTCTTCAAGGACCGGCTCGACAAGCTCTACGCACAACAGGACGTGGAACAACGGGCGCAGGCTACCCTGCGTCGGAGCTGGGAATTGGAGAGCCAGGGCCTCACGGCGCTAGCCAACGCGCAGACGCAGGACGACGTGCATCGCGCCGCAGCGGTTCTCCAACGGGCGGAGGCTTATCTCCAAGAGGGCACCGCCCTTGCCAAGACGACGAGCAACACTTGGCTCCAGTATCAGGCGGAACGCAGCGTCCTGGACAACATGGAAGCCCAAGTCAAGGCTGAAAAGCAGTTGGAGGCGTTGCAGGCTGCGCGGGCGCAAAAGCTGGCGGACGAGGCCGCCAAGGAGCAGCAGCGGCTCGACCAGATGAAGGCCCTGATGAAGGCCATCCTCACGGACCTGCAAGCCTTCGACAAGCAGGGGGCAAAATCGCCCCAGGCTTTGGCGGAGCAGCAGGGCCAGCTCACCGAGAACCTCAACAAGTTCCGCGATCTGTGGCTCGGCGGCAAGAAGGTTGAAGTCGCCGACCTGTTGGGTTTTGACCAGCTTCAGCGCCGAGTGACGATGGCTCTGGAGGGCGGCGTCTCGCAGGCGGAGGTGAAGGAACTCTACTCGGCCCCGGAGACGTTTGCCAGGTTCCGCGAGGACATTGAAAAGGGCATCGGCCCGGTTCGCGTGATGATCGACATGGGAAGGATCGGCGGCGGCCCGCAGGTGTGGGAAGCGACGAAAGGGATGACCGCCGAGGAAACGATGTCGCACTTCTCCCAGGAGTTGCAGCGATCCACCCAGATCATCAACAGCTTTGGTGCGGCCCGTGATGCCTTAAAGATGGCGAATGCCGGGGTGCAGCAGAGCCAAAGGGAGGTCCAGAGCGCGCTAGATCGCTGGGTGGACGTGGGTTTCGTCAAAGACGTGCGCGACCTGGGCGGGATATGGGAGACGTTCACGGGCCATGTGGCGAACACCCCGCTGGTCAAACAGGCCCGCGAGGAACTTGTGCGGGCAACCCTCAAGTTCACCGCCCCCGATGCAAAGCCCCTGACCGAGGATTTGGACAGACTCCAGGCCGCCTACGATCTCTACCTGGCGGTTCTCAAGCCGAGCGCCAAGAGCAAAGCGGCCCTGGACGAGTTCATGCGGAAGGCGTCGATGGCAACCGAGGCCGCGAAGCGGGTCGAGTCGCTGGAACAGGGCACGAGGGCTATGGAAGGCAACGCGACGGAGGCCATGAGGAACAAGCCCGCCTTGGAGAACGCCTTGAAAGCGGCCGAAGAGGCGGCCCGCAAAGCGAAGGAGGGCACGGATGGGGCGCAAGCTAGCGCCGAAGGTGCGTGGAAGGCCATCTCCCAGGTCTCTCAGATCAACATGAGCGGGCTGGTCAGCCAGACCCAAGAGGTGGCCGACGCCATGTGGAGCCTGGCCAGCGCCTCCATGATGGTGCAGTTCCCGACGCCGCAGATGACCGCCTCCCACGGAGGGACGGCGTGGAAGCTCCTGGCCAGCGGCGGCCCGGTGGGCACGGACGTGATCCCCGCGATGCTCTCACCGGGCGAGGTGGTCATCAACGCCGCTTCGGCGCGGAAGTTCGCTTCACAACTGACCGCCATCAATGCCGGCGTGCAACCGGTCTACCGCAGCGAAGGCGGCAGCGTCACCAACATCGGTGACATCAACGTGTCTGTAACCGGCGGCGGAACCAGCCGCCAGACGGCTAGGTCCATCGCCGCCGAGTTGCGCAGAGAACTGCGGCGTGGCACGGCAACCCTGTAACCTTTGATCGAGAGGAACACCCATGAGCGTCAGCCGAATGAATGTCAGTCAGCACGCGGGTTGCAGCGCGGTCCGCGCCCGCAAGGCGGAAGACCAGCTTCAACCGCGCGGGCGGTTCGTGGTCGAGCACTTCCGCAAGGGCGAGAAGATCGGCCATTACGAGTTTCCCAACGGGATCGCCAACGAGGGCAAGAACAAGCTGCTGGATGTCATGTTCCACGGCGTTTCGGCCATCACGACCTGGTGGCTGGGGCTGATCGACAACGCCGGCTACTCGGCGTTGGCGGCGACCGACACCTACGCAAACATTAACCAGACCGGCAACGGCTGGGACGAGTTCACCAACTACACGGACGCCGGCAACGGCGGCAGCGCCAGCACCCGGCCCGAGTGGACGGAGGGGGCGGCCTCCGGCCAGGCAATCACCAACGGCTCGCCGGTGGTCTTCGACATCACCGACAGCGGGACAGTCAAGGGCCTGTTCCTGGTGGGCGGGGCGGCCAACGCCCAGAACAAGAGCGACTACCAGGCGTCCGGGGCCGTGCTCTGGGCCACCGCCCTGTTCAATTCCGGCGACGTGCCCGTGAGCAATGGCGACCAGTTGAAGGTGACGTACACCGTCAGCGCGTAACGGGACTCCCTCGCCAAAGGTCGGGCGGGGTCTGTTACCAAGAGCCCCGCTCGGCCTTTCTTCTGTGTAGCCCCGCTGGGAGGTTCTGATGTCTCTGCTCTGGCTTGATGGTTTTGAGTGGCTGGGGACCAATGTAGACAACTACATTACCGGCAGTCGCTTCAGCAAGAAGTACGTCTCCGCTCCCAACGAGGGCTATGTGCGCCTGCGATCCGGGCGCACAGGGGGCTATGCCGTCGAGCCGGCCTATAGTTAG